GACGTCGTATTCTCCCCAGCCCACACGCAGTTCTGGGTATTCTTCAGATACTTCTCCGGCCACTTGCCCCCAAATCGGTTTCATAGCTTCGCAAGCGGGGCATCCGGGCTGTACGAAGAGTACGACTTTTCTTAAAAAGGTCTCTTTTTCCATTGGATTAATCTCCTGAATAATGGCTTAATAATTTTAGCACTATAAATACTGAGTTGGCAAGCTCCCTCTTCCGAGTCTTCCCGTAACTCTTTGACTGCCCCCAATATGATTGATTTGAGGAAGTTGAACTCTAGATCCTCCATGGGCAGCCTTGGCCGCCCCCATAATCTCATCCCTATACACCCTTAAACCCATGACAAAAGCGTCGACAAAATCATCATTCTTTGAGTAAGGAAAAGCACACAGCTCTGACATTAATTCACCGAGCTTGGGAATTTCTGAATATATCGAAACTCGACCGTCTTCCGCCACGGGAGCCACTTCATTCGCCCTCATAACCTTATCTTTGGTTGGGATTACCTCCTTCACCGGAATCTGTAATTCTTTGCGAAGCATTTGTATCAAAGGAAGTCCACTAGCCCTGCTCTCGATATAAATAGCCCTTACTTTCCAGGTTTTCAACCACAGCGGCATCACCTTTAACAAGTCAGGAAACTCCATATGTTCTTTATAAACATTAATAAGGTGTAATTTCCTAGTCTTTTTAACAACCCCAAACACGCACATGACCGAGTAATCGTTCATCTCTTTTTCTTTAAGGGCAGTATCGGCAGTTGCGAATACAAACTCGTATTGTTGACGATTTCTCTCATGCTGCTCGAACCAGGAGTGTTTAAAAATCGAACCGCTGGCGCCCTTAGGCCTACCTAGATATAGCGTTTCAAAGGTGTTTTTGTCCTGCTTTTCAATAGCTTTTAGTTCTTCTACAGGGAAAAATTCCGGCCAATGTGACTCACCCAACCTTCTTCCTATAGGGTCGTTTTCCTCATCAAGGCACAAAGCGGGCACATTTAGCTCTAGCCAACCTTCCGGGTCACTTGATAGCAATCTGCCGATAACATCTTCCACGTGGAATCTAGTTCCCATCGACATAACACAGTTATTTGGTAAACCTCTAGTAAGGAACTGAGTCGCAGTCCAGGCAAAAGTCGATTCAAGTACTTGTAGTGAATTGCCGTCTTCAAGTAAATCGTCTAAAATACCAATACCCGGTAAATCTTCTTCGCTAATTACACCAAATCCGAAGCCAGTAACACCGGACCCTGCACTAGCGGACATTATAATTCCCCCTTGACCAGTTCTCATAGTTTTAAGGTTACAGTCTTTTTTATTAATACTGCATTCAGGAAATATCCATTTAAACGTATCGCTTGTAATATAACTCAATATCGCCCTGGAGTTCTCGTGCGTGAGCTTAAGACCATAAGACGCCATGATGAACTGAGCGCTGGGGCTACGTCCTAGCTGCCAACTCGGCATTAATTTAGATATAAGCATACTTTTGCCGCTCCTAGGCGGCAATGATATAGTCGTTCGTTTGTAATTTGGATTTCCATCGCAAATATTCTGAACATAGTCACATATTAACTCGTGTACTTTATACGGGACGAATACGCCGCTGTTTGTGACTTCTCTTGTAATAACTCTAGCGTAAGTAATAAATTCCGTGCGGCACTTTAGCCGAAGCAGTTCTTTTCTCTCCTCCTGGCTCAAACTCTCAACTTTCAGCATCATCTCTTTGACAAGAGATTTCTCTTTCGCCAATTGGCTCTTATTCACAGTCGGTTTCTCCGCTCTCCCTCGCTTTCAACTCTTCGTACAGTGAAGTGCGTTCTTGCCCGGGGAATACGAACCCGTCCGGGAAGACAGTACCGGCTGGTAGTAAAGTCCCGGACGGTAGTGCTACACCTGTTGGTAGCGAAGACCCTTCGGGGAATACAGTCCCATCCGGAATAACAAACCCTTCGGGCAATGGCAAATCTTGTGTAACAGTGCCGCCACTTGTTGGAGACGCATCACCCGCCCTTTGAATAAACGTATTCTTAAGAGTGTTGATTTGATTCGGAGACAGCACCTGATCAATAGGCGGCTTGTTTTCTTGCAAATCATCCACAATCTTCGAATCAAGCGATATGGACAGGAATCTCGCCTCGTCAAACAGCGTACGCTCGTTAGGGAAGACGATTGGCAGCGGCGGATTGTAAAGTCCGAGCTTAACAGGAGTTCCCAGGCCAGGAGTCATCGTCTCCCATTCAAGATGAGCAGGCTTTATACCGCCCTCCATAATCTTAGTAGTCTCGATCTTGTTCTTTTCGTACAACCCCGCAAGACCCGGAATATTAGCTAACGCCAGTCCGATTGACGGGGTGACGCTAACACCGACCCTTGGCCCGTCTTTAGCCAGGTCTAAGGCTTTGACAAACCGGTATATAGACTGCAAGGCCTGGGAATTTTCCCTAACATCGGTTATAAGCTGCTCGAGAATAGCGGTTTCTGGCCCCGGCTTCCAGAATATATTCTGCAGCGTATTATACCCGGAGTCTATAAGTCGCCTTTCAACCGATTCAATGCGGGTAATATTATTATCCGCCATTTTGAACCCTTTTTCTACGTTTTCAAACGTGTAAGCAAATTCCGCCTCTTTCTCCGCCTCGTCCGCATAACGAGATTCATAGAACTTCTCCGCCATGTTTACAAGACGCTGCGACCCGTATATCATCTGGGTCAAGTCACTTGTGTTAGGCGGGATTAGATTTTTACCAACTAGAGTAGGAGTAAGTCCCAAGTCAAATGCTACGTCTCCGACATTGTTTGGTAAACAAAAGCCTGTGGGACAATAGGCATTGGCATTTACACTCGTCAAAGCACCACACGGATCGAGTAATTTCTGGCCGTCCGTATCGACTCCATGCGCAACTTTGCGACACTTAGGATCGCAGGGACAGTTACCGCCCGCCCCACCAAACAACGAGGACAATGCTCCAATCCCAAACAGCGCAGTTGATATTGGGTTGAACCCTCCCCCTATAAGAGCGGCAAGCCCGTTAAAGCCTATGCCACCCCCTAAGCCACCAAACAACGACTGCACTGCGTTGCCAATGCCCAGCGCACCCATCGCTGTGCTAGCGAGAAACGGTAACGATCCCAGGGCGCCTGGCGCCATCGGCATTCCGGCCAAATTACTGAACTGGTTGAACATTTGCCCCATTGGCCCCAGGGCCCCACCCCCAATCAACGAGGCGGTAGAGGACAGGATCTGAGGCGTTATTGCGTTCCTGCCGAGCAGCGAGTTAAACGTGCCGGAAACAGCGGCAGTCAATCCGCCACCAGACGCCGTGTTAAGAATATTTCCTAAGGCGGTCGGATACCCCGCGAGCACGTTCCTGGCGATTCCGACAACCGGCTGGACGTACTTGTTCACCTCAGGGGGGAGTTTGCTCAGCCCGAGGATAGTGGCTGTATCAATCGCTCCCCAGACTCCTCCAGACATCAAGCCGGTCATTACCGACGCGGTCTGCGGACTTAACGAAAGCAGCGAATTTCTTAAGGCGTTTTGGCCGATATTTACTAACGCCTGATCAACCGCGCCCCCAACAACCCCGTTAGTTAACACTCTGCCCGCATCACCTATGCCCGTTAATAGTTGTGCAGTTTCAAACGAAAGTTTTCCATCTCTATCTATCTCTTGACGCAACGTGTTAGTTAAAGTGTCGACAGGAACCCCGAGTCTGCGGTTCATCGCCTCTCTCGCAGCGGTAGACAATACCTGCGCACCGTTAAACGCCTGAGCCGGTAACAGCCCCGCCAGTTGCAATGCGTTTCTAAGGGCTGGATCTGTATTAGTTAAAGGGATGTTGGAGATTACGGTATCGAAGACTGTTTCAATAATCTCTGGTTCCTTGAGCCAATCGAACCCGCCCTCTTCAAGTGCGGGCACCGGCCCATACCCATCCAGAAATTCCACCTTCGTAAGCGGTTTATCCTTTTTGTGAAACTTGTGCGGGAGTCTTTTACCCTCCTTCACCCACCTCATAAGCCCTTGATATCTCAAACATTTTACAATTTCCGAATTGTTCCCATCGTCTACAACCGCCTCCATGCCGTGCAATTTCTCTGAGCAAGTAGGCAAAGTGGTTCTGAAGAATACAGGAGGAGAGGATTCCGGGATCCAGCCAAACTCGCCGTTCTCATCCCTTCTGCAGACCATGCTTGTCGTTCTGAATCCCCTATCCTCAGAAAAGTCGTGCTTCTCGCCAAGCAGTGACTCAGTACACTCCGGTATGCCCGGATTTCTCAACTGCGCTTGCTCGATCGGGATTGTGGTTTCGTTCCCCGGGTTAATACCTTTTTCGATCCAGAGACCGTTGGTTAGGGATTTCCAAGCCCAAGCCGGTTTATTACCAACTTGAGGGCTACTCCGCCTAAGACAGACAACAACATCTTGATTAATTTCATTGCTTAATATATACGTGCGCCCCTCGTTCTCCCTATTGCAAGTCATTCCAGGGTCGGAAGATCCATTCCAGACCGCCATGCTCTCATCGATTATAGGGAGTTGGAAAGGCGACCCATTCAATCCAACATCCTTGTCATTCTTAACAATACCTATGACATACATGTTTTCGCTTCGGCCATTTGTCTTACCAACCAAGACGTTCGAGCCGATATATCTCGAGCTTAACGTGCCGCTACTCGAACCGGACACAGGGATCCATTTAGAGGTGAATCCGTCGTCCGTAGTGACCTTGACCCTGCCAAGCCTTTTGGGATCGTTAACATCAATGATTACCGCTTCTTCGTTAAAGGGGTCGGCAAAAGGCACACCTAACGTTTCGACAATCCTGCTTTGCGCTCGGGCCATCACCCCGGCATGTTTAAAAAACTCGCTCATGACTCTATTTCAAAAAATAC